AGCTTCCCAAGTAATCCCAATGGACTCCTTGTCCCCCGCTGTCGCCAGCCTCAGCCAGTTGGATGGATACTGATACTCACCCAGCGTAAACGCTACGTCCATCGGCAGGGTTCGGTCTTCGTGCTTATATGGCATAATGGTTACCTTGCGGTTGCGTATTTAAATGGTTTGGATGCGAAGGCGGCGAATATGTATTCGGAGGCATGATTCCAGTGCGCTCCATCGCTGCGTATTTTTACCCCGTTGCTTAAAAAGTCGCATTCGTTACTCGTGTCAGTTACTCCAAGCCCGTTAGTGTTTGGGTTTAAGTAATTGTTGACTGCGTTGGCTTCATTGCGCTTGGCGTCCAAAAGCTGCCAATTAGCAGTAGCTCCATCCACTCTCTTTATTAGCAACCAATCCGGCTTGAAACCACACCAAATAAATGGCCCATCATCGTCATTATTGCCCTCATAGCTGCCAAACTTCGAGTACCCCTCCACCTCGCTGAATAGGTAGGCTATGTAGGTGTCGGCGGGGTCGTCAGGGTCGGGTGGTGGATTCTCCATTCCTCCATAATTCAAAGCCTCATTATAGGTAGCCATATCCGAGGCAAAAGCCACTGAACTGGAGCCTATGCTGGAAATTAAGGGGGTATCCGGTGTAAATTTCGCCGCAGCGTCGTCCAGTTTTAAGAAGTCTCCGGCTGTCAAGTCCTTATGGTACACAATCCAGCTTCCGTTTGCGCTTCCGTTCCCTGTGCGGTTCTTCGCAATGATAAAGTCGGGGGCAACCTCCAGCGAGTGCGAAACAGTCTGCGACGAATCCGCCATAGAATCATCGTTACCCGTCCACTTAATAATACTGAACCCGGCGGTGGCGTTGAAGTTCTCGGCCCAGTCTACTCCCGACCCACCCGACCCGGCTGTGCCACCCTTCCACCCCCAGCCCACCATGCCGGTTCCGGTCTGGTCTGCGTATGGCCCGGTTGTGGAACTGCTGCTTCCAACGGTAAAGCCGTCTGCGCCAAAGACTGTCACCCCCACGTTGGACGACTCAGTAACTTCAGTGTCAACCGTGTTGCTCTCCAGTGACTCCTGCACCCCACGCACAGAGTCGGTCAGCTTGTGGTCATTAGTGCTCCCCCTCGACTTCACCCACACCAAGTCAGGCTGCATATTGTCCGCCGCCCCGAAGGTCTTTGCCCCTGTGCCGTCATCATACAGCAGGGTGTTGAAATTCTTATGACCCTTCTTGATGTCCGGGTCAGGGAGGTTGGCGGTGGAGAGGGCGTTGTAGCCTGCGGGCGGGGCATAGAAGAATTCAGACTGACTCGTATCCTGCCCACTGCTCTTGTTGCCCGCGAAGGTCGGGTCTTGTCCAAAGTTCCAGTATGAGGCGAGCCACTCAACCCCGCCGCCGCTATTGCTCAAAAACGCAACCGGCCATAATAGTGTGTCAGCCGGAATAGTAGAGTCATCGTATTCCTCCGTATCATCTTTGTAAATCTTCAGTGTCTTTGTGCCGGAATCCAAATCCAGCGCAAACCCCCACACTGCTGAACCATTTATACCCGAGTCGGCTGATGCAGATGTTTCCGTGTACTTCTTATAGACCCCATTCCCAGCCCAGCTTTTATCCGCGCTGAGATAGACTCCATCAGCGTCATTCTCCAAGCTGGTCACGCCGAGGTATGGCATTAACTCCGACACCGATGTGGTGTCAATCCACACTTCCCAGTACCATTGCCCCGTGCTGACACCTATGGTTCCTATCGTCGCACTATAATCGGTTCCTGCTGACTTTAAGTTCCCCTCGGACAGTACGGCCTTATCAGTCGTAAGTGCATTCGCAACCGCATAATTGTTCGTCGGTCTGTCATTCATTTGGTCGGAGGCGACGAGGCCGGATGCTGTGAAGTTATTGCTACCAGCCGCATCGTTCCCCAAGTCCGTATCGTCCTTGAAGTCTAGGTGGAAACCGTTCGTGCCAAGACTGGTAGTGTACGCCTTCGGCTTTAGCTGTCCCGTAGTGCCGTCTGTCTCGATGAAGTTGTCCATCGGCTCGACTGCGGAACCGTCAATGAAGTAAAAGTCCGCTAGGTATCCGTCCCAATATACTGAGCTATTTGCGTAGAACCCCACATAGTGCAGTTGGTTGTTATCGAATCCATTAAAATCCACACCGACGAAAGACCCCGAAAAGGTCAGCGTCTCCTGCACCCCGTTCACAAAAAACTTTACGCAGTCAGCGTTGGCTAATTCGGTGGTATCAACCACAGCCGCAATGTGATACCAAGCCGAAGGGTCACGAAATAGCCCCGATGTCTCCGCATACTGGGCGGCGTCACTGCGGTAAAGTTGCAGTTTATCTCCGCTGCTAAACAGAAAGGCATCAGTGGCTCCACCATAGTTGGCCGAAATAATTGTCCGACTGGCAGTTCCGAATTCACTCCTCTTAACCCAAGCAGATATTGTAAATGTTTGTCTATCGCCAGTTGCCATCGTGCGACTCAAGACTGGCGATGATGCGCTGTTAAACCGACAGGACTTGGTGACAACCTCTGCGTCATCAGCAGGGCTGCTCGATGGTAATATGAGGTTTGCTCCCATCTTACTTCAAATCCAGTTGGCGACCCACTTCATACATATTGGTCCCGTCACTCCTAAATACAAATATGTCCTTGCCGGTGGTTGCGGTAGTCGTCAAGGTCGGGGCAGAACCCCCGGCCCACTTGAAAACAGCGTTCCACCCTGCCGTCCGGGAGCCTGTGCTGTCCTGAATAATCGTAACGGAGTAGAACCCGCCATCATTCATGTTAGTTGGAGCGTCAAACGTAGTGTTGTTGGTTAAAGTCAGGTCGCATACTTGGTCGGTCTCTAGGTTCCAGTCCTGAGTTGCGTCAAATGTCAGGGAACGGCTGTTGAAGTTCTGGGCGGCAGTCCACTCATCCGCCTCGTCTATCTTGGCTATGTCAGCGTTGAAGGCTTCGACACTAACCCCAATGTCTGCATCAACAACAATGGTAGCGTCATAGGCTTGGACATCCGTGCCGATTACCAATCCCAACGTGGTTGGCGTGACATTGCTGTTGAGTAGGGTCGTAATCGCCGTCAAACCCGTGCCGCCGTTCCCGGCAGGGAGGGTTCCGGAAACATCAGCCGTTAAGTCAACCGAAAGAGTCCCGCCAAGGGTGACAGTCCCAGAACCAGTGATTGGTCCTCCTGTCAAGGTGATTCCGCTTACAGTCCCCGATGTAGCTACACTTGTAACTGTCCCGCTCCCGCTCGGAGTCGCCCAGCTACAGGTTCCATCACCGTCTTCACGCAAAAACTTTGTTCCGCCCGCCTCTCCGGTGGACTTAACCTCTGTCCCCTCGACATCCACATACGCACCATCAATCGCTGTCCCCTGCCAGACCCCAGTGCCGATGGTTCCCACCGAGGTGAGGTTGGTCACAAACGCAGTTGTCGCAATCTTCGTGGTGTCGTTCCCGGCGGTTTGCGTACTCGCATCGCAATTGGTAAGCGTCTTGTTCGTCAGGGTTTGAGTCCCGTTAAGGATGAGGTTCCCTACCGTAATCTTCTTGGTCTCCCCTGTGGCTGTGGTGGAGACATCGCTCACATCAACCAACGGGAGTACGTCCAAAGTGTCTGGAGTCGCACCCAGAGCAGACATTGCTGAAATTTTCTTGTTAGCCATCTAAATCCCCCATGCTTTCTTGATTGTTTTCTTACTGAAGCTGGACTTAAACCTTGAACCCTGCTCACACTCCAGCTTGTAATAGCCGTCCTTCACCTGCTCCGTCTGTGACGCCACCCCAACTGCCCTGCCCGTGTAGGCGAACCTAACCGGCTCCGTCTTCCTCGAGTACTTCTCGCCGCCAATAGCCAGTCGGGAGGTTCCCATAGGGACGACCTTCTCAACGACTTCTCCAGACTCGGACTCGAAAGTGTACAGGGGCATTACAGCCCCATCTCCTCGTCCTGAACAGCCGCTGCCGCCAAGAGCTCGTCGCCCATAACGTCCATTTCCGCATCAGCGAGTTCATCTTCCTCGGCTGGGAGGTCGCCGTACTCAACAGGGACGCCATTCACGGAACTGATTTCCACGTGGGCCACCCCGTCCACAACATCGCTCACAACTCCGCCAACGGCGTCAAGCGTAATCTCGTCACCCGCAACGGGTTCCACAACCACTCCTTCTTCGGTGTCGGATGCCAGCGCATCAATAGGTACTTTTATCATCTTATTGCCTTTTTTGCTTTTAACAGAATGACCGTGAGAGGGGTTTTCAGCCCCTCCCACGGTTATAATAAGGGTTACTCCGCCTTTAGGCTTCATAACTTGATTTTGCTCTAGGCAGTCGAAGCCGTCTTACTGCGCATGACAACGTAGTAATTCGGGTTCAGTCGCAACGTGGTCCAGAACACCTTAAAACCAGCAGTAGTCAACTGGTTTAAGGGGTCAGTCTTGTCAGCCGTATCGGTGATAATCACCTTCGGGCTGAACGGGGACTGGCTCGCCAGTTCCGGCACTCCGAACGCTTGCTCGCCCAAGAACAGGGTGGCGCGGATATTAGCACCCGCAGCCGTTGTCCCCGTGCCGCCAACTGAGTAGGCGAATCTGTCATCGTCATCCGACGAGTAGACTGAGCTCCACCCGTTCGTGTGCATGATGAACTTCGCGCCGTACAGGCTGCCCACTTCGCCCTTATAGAGCTCTTGGACATTGCTGTATTGGGCGGCGTTCAGCCACTCGTCAATCTTCATAACATCACTCAGCACCTGTGGGCTCGTGGCTGCCACATACATCCCGCCCTTGGCGGGTTGCGCGCGGTTCACCTTGAGCTTAGTCACAGCGTCGAGGATTGAAGATGCAGCCATGATGGTTGCGTCAGTTGTGACGCCGTCGAAGGTGGAGTAGTCCGTCCCGCCATTAGCGTACATCTCAGTGAGAGTATCACTGTTGTCGAGTGCGGAGCCGTCTCCATTCTCCTTGGCTGTCCCGGCCACGTTGGAACCCACAAGAGTATTGCGGGTTTGCGTGTCCATGTCCAGCGCAGCGTCCTGCCCATTGATTTTAATGCTCTGCGCCAACGAATTAAATAAATCCGTAGCGTTGAGCACGTCCGTCAACTTGATAATCTGGCCCCTCTGAATCAGAGCTTTGCTGATTTTCGTCAGGGTCAGTGAGCGTGTCCCGGTCGGCGCGGTTCCTTCAGTCCCTAGGGTCTCAATGGCCCCAACGGAAGGAACGTCGAACCGGAACATAGAGATGGTGTGGTGGCCCGACTTAGCGGGCAACGGAGCCTTCTCTGCGAACTGGTCCAGTACCAGAGCTTGTACAGCATAGGTCAGCAATTTCTTGCTGAAATAATTCTGATACTGGCCAGATAGTGAGGTAGTAGTATTTAATGCCATACTATATTTCTCCCAATCAGTTACATGGCGTCATCAAGCTGCATAGCCGCATTGCGGAGGTACGCTTCCTGTTCCGTATCGGAAAGGTCGTCGAATCCCCTCTCGCCACTCGGCTTGTCGCCTGTATATCCACCAGAAACTGATGTTTGTTTTTCCAGTTTGTTCAGTTTGTCTGTCAGTTCCTTGACCTCAGACTGGCTCTTGTCTGCGCCCTCGGCAGCAACCTTCCATTGGGCAGTCTGGACTGCCTGTCGCAGTCCCTTACCCTCTGGCACATAGAGCAGGTCGGGATAGTCTTGGAGTATCTGGTTGGCAGCCTTGGTCAGGTGCGCTTCAGGGTCTTTGAGTTCAGGAATATCATTCATCAACTCTTGCCTAGCACCTTCCCATTCATCTTGAGCTTTCCTTGTCGCTCGGGTTTGTTCCGTTTTCTTACCATCCTCGCGGACAGATTCGGCCTTTTCCCTCGCGTCATTGGCAAGCCTAGTGTCGCCATCCGACTCCAGCCTCTCAGCAGCGGCATTATAGTCCTCCGCCGTGAAGCCTTTTTCATCCCTGTAAGCCTTCCCATCATCCAAGTCAGCCTGTCTCTCGACTAGCTCCTTTCGCTCGGACTCTAGGGCATCGCGCTCCCGCTTGAGCTCCTCTTTTTGGGAGTTAATCTCCTTCCAAGACTTGTTCTTGCGGTGCTCGTTATTGGCCCACTTACTCTTATCCGGTTGCTCCTCTTTCGCTTCTGGAGCTTCCTCTTCAGTCGATGAACTGTCAGGTTCATCCACATCACGCACTTCAGTTTCCGTCTCCGTTTCCACCTCCACTTCTGGAGTTTCCTCGGGTTCCGGTTCCTCGGTCTTTACATCGACCTCGGGTGTTTCCCCCGCTTCGACAGCAGTATCATACTCCTGCGCAGCGGCCAACAGTGTTTCGGCGGTAATTTCGCCGGATTCTTCTGGCATGATGTTTCCCAATCAGGTG